TGCAGCTTCTTCTGAAGGTCTGCGATGACGCCGACGTTGAGCATTTCCGTCCATTTCGCTCGGCGGCGACACCAAGCATTTAAGAAAGACTCGTTAATCCTGAGCCCTTCTTCGCAGACGGCCGTAACGCTTTCCTGATCCAGCGTGTCAACCCATTCAATAGGCTTGTCGCAATAGATCGACACGCTTGTGGCCTCGTCCGCGAGCTTGCCCATGAATTTTTCCAGTTTGGTAGCTGGAATCTGGCGCACTTTTACCGTTTCACTTTCTCCGTTGAGATGGGCCACCGTAATCTCCACCCCGCCGTCAATAGTGAAAATGCGTTCCCGTTCCTTTTGGTATTCTTCGCTCTTTTGCTCCGTTTGTTCTGCCATAGTTTTATTGGTTCCGCTTTTTGATTGACCACGTTGTCGGGTCAGTAATTGTGGCGATCATCTTATATTCCTTGAACGCGTCCACACGGCTGTCGCCGCCAGTGTCCATGCTTAAAGACACCGCAAAATCGTGGACTGTCTTTGGAGCTGCCAGAACCGCCGGAGCGACTGGCTGCGAATCGTCTTCCTCGATTATCTGCATCATCCCGGTGCGGTTCAGGTTGGACATTGGCGGGAGAATCCTGTTATAAAGCACGGTAGGCCAAGAAACAGTGAGCGTAGCCGCAGTGTTCTCGGTAAACCCGCTGGTCAAAGGGACGTAGAGTTTCCCGGGACCGCCGTCAAACACATAGTCCACGCCAGAAACCGGACTGCCTACGCCGCCGCCCGACACACTGGCGTTGTAACAGGCTACTTTGCCGATGTCCAGAACGCCCCCAATATGCACGTTAAAGGGGACGCTCTGGTTAGTCGCGGCAGTCTGTGTAAAGTTGGCTGCTACGGTCCCAAGGAAGACAAGGAAAAGCGTGGCAGTAGTGAACTCGTCGCCAGTAATCGTCCATTGAGGGACAGAGGAATAAGCGTCGAAGCGATCCGCGATGAGAACGCCTCGACGCGCCTTGTAATGCTCTTTGCGTTTGATGCCGTAGCCCAGACTCATCATCTGGATATTGCCCATGTCGAGCCAAGGCATCGAGGTAATCCCAAGTCCGCCAGTAATGCCGGGATTGAAATAGGCGCGGCCGCTTAACCGCTCCTTGGATGCCACTTGATCGTAGTCCACGGCTTTTCCTCTCTGTTATTGCAGCCTTTTAACGGTCATTGGAGAAGTCGCAGTCGCTTTCACGATAACCTTCCGGTAATCGTCCACCTTAAAATCGCCGCTGTCGTCCGCGCTTAAAATGCACGGAACAGTGAATAGATAGCGAACTGGCGGCACTGCGTCAGCAAGGCCAGTACCCGTGGTGGGCTTGCCTTGCCCGGAATCGTCTTCCGCTTGCACTTCCAAGTTACCGGGGCGATTCAGGATTTGCAGTGCGGTCACGCTATCATAAGTGATGGCCGGGCAGCTAAAGGTGAGCGACGCGGCTCCGTTAGTGATCGTGGACGAAAGCGGGATGTAAAGCTTTCCTCCTGCGCGATCCACCACGAAATCGTTGCTGTAGCCTTCCACCCAAGAGCCAACAGGAAGCGTGACGGAGCAGTTGAACAGACCGTATTTGCCGATATCGAGTGTGCCGCCTTTTAACGTTGACGCCATCGTGAACGAAAACGTGGAATTGGTCGTTGCGGCTTGCACGAACGACGGGTTGACTGTCGCGTTCCACGCGAACATGAGCGATGGGCTCACGAACTCATCAATGGTGATGTCCCACACGGGCTGTGCCGCGTAGGCATCGAAGCGGTCCAATATCTGAACGCCGTGCCGCGCCGAGAAATGTTCCTTGCGTTTGATTCCGAAGGCGATCTTCATCATATCGACGTTGCCAAGATCGACACCTTGAGTTGCGCCTGTAGCTGTAAAGTAGCCTCGACCTGAGAGGCGTTCTTTGCTGTAGGGATTGGTATAATCCATTTTGTTACCTCCTTATTGTTTCGCCTCTGTTTTCTTGTGTTCCGCTTTGTGCGAGGCTTGCTCAAAGTGGAAAGTGTTAGGATGCTGCTCGTCCGAATAATCGGCTACAGCCACTCCGTTTGCCCATTCCAGCCGCGCTGAATCAGGGCCGTAAACGAGCGTGATCTTCGCGTTGACTGGCTTTTTGTCGGGACCGACGAAGATCACGCCCTGTCCGACGCCTAAGTATGGATGGTTCATGGTTATGATACTGCCTTTTTTGATAGGTCGAACGTGCCACCTGTGGTGAGTCCGATTGTTGATGTGTCCAGTGTGAACAGGACGGGTTGAAAAACTAAGGGAGTGCCTGTGGCAATCAGGGAAAGGCTGGCTGGAGCGCCCAGCTCGTCACAGGTCAAGAGATACATCAGATGCGTGCCAACCGGGATGCCGCTAATGTAGTCGGTGCGAACCATGTCCACGTAGGGATCAGCGTTCACGTTCTCTAATTGCCCGGCTACCAGCAGCAGGTTCGCCACGCGCTGCGCGATGATTAACCCAGTCTCCGTGTTCTTCATCGGCGTCGCGCTCAGGTCGTAAATGAGGGTGGGATCGGTGTTGTCCTGCGCGATCAGGGTGAGGGTCATTGGGACTCCGTCCACGCTTAACGAGGTGAGATCGGTCCACGTGCCGTAACAGCGGCAGATGGAATGTTGAGCTGGCGCGCCGGGAATGATGGTGGAGGGCCCTCCGGTGGGCGACCACGGAGCGGTCAGTAAAATTTGTTGCGCGCCAGCAAGAGCGGCGACGCCAGCGGTGTATCCGGCGTTATTCCAGTTTAGCGTGTTCGTCGAATCGTAAACGATCATTTCTTCAGCTCCGGCTGGGGGCGTCCCAGCGTCGATGCGAAACACCGGGAACGTGGCGCTTGGCTGGGTGCATCCCGAAGACGTAGCCGTCCCAGCCACGCCGTTTGCGATCCAGATATAGACCACATTGGCAAGCAGCGTTCCGGGCTGAAGCGGTACGATAAAAATCATGCCTCAATAAACCAGTATTCAAGCTTTGGAGTTCCCACTGTTGCCTTCGCGTTTATGGTGGTGACGCCAGCGTATCCCACGAAGACCCCGGCCGGAGGGATAGTGAAATAATCGGTCGTCCCCGGCGACACAAGGCAGCTATTGGTAGGATCTAGGTTAAAAAAGTAAAAGAAGCCGATGGTTCCAATGTTGCCTTTGTTAAGAGCGGCAGCCGTCGAAGCCAGCGCCACCGAATCGTGGACCGCGTGGACGCCAGTTACCGATACGTTTAAGATTCCCGGCGCTTTAGAGTCGTTGTAAGGCGGCTTGACATATGAGATCGACGGGATGTTGATGGTGATTTCGTTTGCCATAGGTGTGTTTCTGTTAGGGTTTCACTACTTCGATTGTTCCGCTGATAGTGCGTATATGCACTGTCCCTGAGATGACAGCCATTTGCCAAGTGAGCGCGAGATCCTTGGCCGTGGTCGTGTCGATTGTAACTGGCGTCACGCCAGAGTTGTCCGCATGGGTGGTTTCTACCCCGGTCGCGCTGGTGCTGCGCTCGGTGTAACGCATTTCGGACACAGCGGTCCCGCTCGCGCCGACAGTTAAGATCGTGACTGTGCCGTCCAGCACGTAGGCGCGGTTGGTGTTTGCCGTGGCGCTGGAAGTGAAAGTGGGAGTGGCTAAAAGGAGAGTCCCCGTAAGTCCGCCCCACCGTATTCGCGGGGTGCAGGTAACGGTGTTAGTGACAGGGTTGTCCACGTTCCCTGAGACGTGGATTCGGAGCACAGTGCCTACTGCTACTGAGTTGGCAGGAAGGGTGTAGGCGATATGCACCGTCTCAGCCGTGGCGCTTTGGTCCAGAACGCTTGTGAGCGAGACGCGGCCGCCAAACCCGGCTTTGGTGATCCCGAACGATTCGGTCAGGCCGGAGTCGTTACTAAAGCGAATCCTACCCGTGGAATCAATTACCACATTTCTTGGCGTGCCAGCTCCCGGCCCATGCACTTCCAGATCGCCGGGGTTAATGATTCCTGACGGAGTATAGCCGCCGCTGTAAAGCGAGAATGTGGTCGAACTCTCGTTGTTTGTCATCATGATCTGCGTGGCTGCGGCGTTACCGCCGTTCACATTCTGCATGGTGAGTCCTACGCCGATGCTGTTCTGTGAGTCCTGCGTCTGCAAAAAAGATCCCACGGCCACCCACCTAGAATCGGTGAGCAGGTTCCCCGAAGTATTGCCCCACATTGGGAAAGCGCCTGTCGTGGATATGGCTGGGCCAGTTATCCCACCGCCAGTGCCCGCTGTAGCGGAAACAGACAGAGTCCCGTTTCCGCCAGTCGTTACAACGTATCCGTTGGTAGTTAGCTGTGGCAGCTTGAAGTTTGTTCCGCTTGACCAGTCCGCAAGCGCTGTAGCGCCGTCCGACGCTATCAACTGGCGGCCGTTGGCATCAACCGATTTGTTTCCGGTTGAGTCATTGAAAGGCGCTAGAACGCGCATGACATCGTAGAAACTGAAAACTGGCGTCCCCAAAATCGAGATCGTGCTTGTGGCGAAATTGGACTGCGCGTGTCCCAAGCTGTCGCTTATTACTATGTCGGTGAGCGTGCTGTCGTTTATCCATTTGCTGCTGGAAGCGTTCCAAGCAAGCGGCTGGCTGTCAGTCTGGCCGCTAACGTTCACATCGCTCAGTCCGCTCAAGGTCGTGACTGGCGGACGCGACGCCTGACCGAAAGCGATGGTCGCGGTAGCGATAAGGATGAAAAATGAAAGCTTCATTGGACGGTCAGTTTCGCGGTAAACATGACGTTGTAAGTCAGGATGGGATGCTCTGAAACCATGTGGTATGGCACTTCCGCAACTTCAATAAGCGTAATGCGTTGACCTGTGGGCGACCAGAGATGCAGACGAAGCAGGCAGAATTGGACGAGATCTAGACTTGGGATCTGCGTGCCAGCCGCGCCACGATTCACTACCACGTTCTCCTGCGTCTGGATCTCAATCGGACATTGCAACGAGATCGGAACGATGCCAGTCCTAAATAGCTTGCCGCCGCCGGGTGTCAGTACGATGCCGATGATGCCAAGAGTTCCTATCGTTTTGTTAATCGCGTTCGCCAGATCGCCAATGTCTTCCGTAATCCAGTTGATTTTCCCGTTGGCGGGGATTAGCGAAGGCACTTTGGAATCGGCAGCGGTTAGCCGTCCAATCACCGATTGCTGCAAATTAGTAAAAACGTTCATTCTTCGCTTGCTAGGCTCTCGACTTCAGCCACGACTTCCCCTGAGATCAACGCGACCGACTCCAATGACTCGACTTCTGTCCTGAACGGCGCGCGCTCTGGAATCGTGACACTTTTCGCGCGATAAGTTTGACCAAGGATTTTGAAGACAAGAAAAGGCGCGTTTTTCGCGCTGATGACTGCCCCGTATTCATGCACAGGCGCGTAGATCACGTCGCTTCCAATGACGCCAGTGACGTAGGCGCCGCCCATTGAGGTGCGGACATAAACCGACTCCTGCAACGTGCCTGTTACTTCTCCCAACCGATGCTCGCTGGGCGGAAACGGTCCAGTGCCGCTCAATCTTCTCTCTATTAGGTTCTTTTTGACCGTTTGCAACGCGCTGTCCAGACCGCGCCTTATGGCGGAAGGAACTTGGCTGGGCATGTCGTAAAGCTTTTTCAGATAGGCAACGCTGTCCGGCGTGATTGTTACCTTGATTTCAAAGTCCGCCATTAGCTTAATCCTTCGTATTGATCTGCGGTCGCAGGGATTGACACGCAGCTACAGTTAATAACGTCTTCGGGGCTGCCGTCCGGCGCGTGCGGGAACATGAGCGGGGGATCTCCTACCGGGAAGGGCTCGTTTATCGGAACGACCAGACCGTCGATGGCGAGATGGTCCGGTCGAGGAACTTTGCTTCCCCCATGCACCCACTGTTTGTACTGCACGCCAGCGTTTCTAGCCGCCTTGTCAGTCGCGTAATTGAACGCCGCCGCGCTCTCGGTATCGGCAATTACTTCAGCCGTGCCTTGCTCGATGGCGTCAAACTCGGAGCTGATCCTGTCCGCGAGCTGGGACATCGTTTCCCCGGCTTGCAACCCATTGGAAAGTTCGTCCGTTATCCGCTGATAAAGTTCGTCCGGCAGCCCAGAAAGTAAATCCGCTCGGTTAGAGATAAAGTCGAGCACGTCCTGCGATGGAAGGGTAAACGGCTCCGCGCCGAGGCTCTCAATCGTGGCGTCTGCGCTGGACTGCAACATATCGGGCATCTCAGCGTAAAGCATCGACTGCAAATCCTGCTGCAACTCGTCTGGATCGAACGCCGTTCGCATTGCGCCCGGATGATCCTGACCCCTGATCGGTCGGTTCGAGTGATGGTATCGCTGTAATTTCCGAAGCGTCTCATGCTTGGCGAAGTTGATGGTGCGATCCAGAGCGTCTTTGAACTGCTTTTTTATCTCGGCTCTCACGCGGACATGCGCTGGTGGAGCGTCCCGGCACGACAGCCAGAGCGAGATCCCAGCGGTCGAAGGGACAGCGTAAGCGTGAACAAGAAATCGGCTCATGGCGTGGGGGTGATAGTGGTACTTGGGATTGGCTCAGTCCGCATTTCAATCTGAGTCTGGCTTCCCCACTTTCCGAACTGCTCCGAGGTGCGCGGCACGTCGGCTTGGGTGATAGTGGCAACGCCTTTGGCGATGTCGCGCAGATGAGCGTAAGCGTTGAGATTCTGATCCTGCCGGATCTTGGTGAGCAGCGTCCCAGTGGGCTCCTGCGCCAGATAGTTGTAGCGGGCAATGGCGACCACATCGTCCACGCACTCGGGGGGCACTGTTGGCGCAGGTTCCAAGATGTTTCCGCCGCCAGCAACGTAACCCCTGACCGTGTTGGAAGCGTTAAACACGCAGGTGTCGATGTCTTGCAACGGCGTGACGCTCGACATGATCGTAACTTCGGTGTCGAGAAGCTGAATGTTGTCGCCAGTTAAAGTTACCCAGTTAGCCATCGGTTATTCCTTTTCAAATATCCCCATGTCCCAGCCGCCTTGATTGTGGTCAGCGTGAATGTGCTCAACGAAGTTCCAGCCTTTTCGTTTCCCGGTGAGAAGCCCCAAGTCGTAGCAAGCGCCATAAACGTCGCAGCCGTCGGGGCAATGCGGCTGGGCCTGACCTTTTTGCTCATCGCCGAAGTCGTGGAACATGACCAGAGTCCCCGGCACAGAGAATCCTTCCACGGCGATGAAGTCCTGACGGACGCACGGCTTGCCGTGGCAACCGTCGATTAGCGAGAAGTGGATCGGCTCTTTCCATCGCTCGATCAGGAAAGTCTGGCTGTCTTGGAAATAGACCGTGACTTGGCCCCATTTAGGCTGGACGATTGAACAGTTGCCGGGAACTAGGAAATTGATCTCGAGCCCGCGATTGCCACAGACCATTTCCGTGTGCTGGCGATTGAACGAATACCCGTTAGGCAATTCGACTCCCACGGCTCGCCATTTTTTTCCCGACGCTTTCAGCGTGTGCCCGATGGCGCTTAAAGTCGTCCCTTCGCCCACCCCGATTTCCACATAGGTGACTGCGTCGTGTTTACTGGCGACGGAGCGCGCCAACTCCAAAACTTTTTCTTCCATTCCATTCATGCCAAATCCAAGCGTCATGCTGCATGCTCCCTTGCTTCCTTGATTAACTGCGCGTTTAAAATGCTCATCGCGAACTGGGCGACTTCTTCTGGGAACGTCCTGTACAGTTCAAGGCATCCAGAGTCGCACGACGCCCTGAAATCCGGCGGAAGGCAGTGACACCCAGCGCAGCCCAAGGCTTTTTTGCGATAGGAAATGACTTCGGGAATGTGGGCATAGATCCTTTCCGTAGTCGCGCCTTGGACTGCCACTGTTGGTGTTCCGATAGTGCCAGCTAAATGCGCCGGGCCGCTATCGTTGCCGATAACCAATCTTGAAGCTTGAATAGCCGCCGCGATGTAGTTCCAGCTTTTGCCAATGATGCAATGGAACGGCATGAAGAAAGCGTAGTCGCGCTGCTCCATCACGACTTTTACCCTGAAGCCGTGCCTGACCAGAATCAGGCCCAGCTCGACAAAATACGCTTTGGGCCAAGTGCGGACGGGCGAGTAAGACAAAGGAAAGATGAGGACATCGGCGCTGTCTCTGCGCCCCATTTCGCGGTCCATCGCATTCAAATCCAAACGCGGACGCTTGGGCTGCGCCGTAATCCCAAGATGGTGCATGATCCACTGCAAATAGCCCAAAGGGGACTTGATCTTAACCGCCGTTTCATAGCCTTCCTGTGTGACAGCGGCTCCGGTTTTGTCCCCTGTCACTTTCATCTGGAACATTTTAAGGATCTCCGCGCGCCAGTCGGTAGCGTAAAATTCAACGTCGCCGCCTTCTGCTAGGATGCCTTCGCCCATCCACGCAAAGCAGACCACGTCGCCAACACCGCGATACCAGCCGCTCACCGTGTCGATCTTCATTTGCTCGCTCCGTACGTCCCTCTCGGAACGTACGAGAGTGAGCAAACGAGGATTTATCGAGATGAACCGCTCCCCGCAGCGGCTTTGATAAGCTGACCCGCTGCGGTCTGACCCGCTGCGGTTCCCCACATGAGGGCAATCCTCGATGTGGCCGTGCTTAAAACGTGATTAACATACTGCACTTGCATCACCGTGATTCCGATGTCGGGATCACTGACCATCTGCACGTTGCCGAACGACGCTCCCGGCAGAACCGTGGTATAGTCGTTAGGCGTCCGTGTCGCCATTACAAGCGCGGATCGGCTTCCTGCAAATCCGACCAAGTTGGCGTTGTTGCTGGGCATGTTCGGCGCGGTGTAGATCTGGAATCCCTCAATAGGGATCATCAGGGCCGCATCAGTTCCAACTCCCTGCATGAACAGTTCCGGCCGCTGCCATGTCGCCATGTTGATAAGCGCCGTGTCTTTCTCTAGGTTTCCAAACGCAGCGGGCCACAGAAGCATTGTTCGGGCATTTGGCGACAGAGGCACTCCGCGCAGAGTTAGCTGAACGCCGATGTCGATCACCGACGCACGCGCAAACGTTGTTGAAGCGGCAAGGTAGTTGTTGGTGAAATTGGCGTCCGTCAGATTCGCGTAAAGCGAGTCCACCAGTGCTTTCCCCAACTGATAAGCGCTTGCCTCTGCAAACTCCCCAAACAGCCGCCGCATCGTGGATGCCAAAAGCTGATTGTTGAACGTGATCGGGATGCCTTTGTGATTGTTGATCACGACTGGCACGTCCGTCGTCGCAGCAGTAGCGTCCTGCCAGCCTGTCGCCGTCGAATATGTGATGACAGGTGGCAGCGATACTGTCCGTGTCATGATGGTCTGGTTGTACGTGGCTGGCTCGTCACTGAAATCGGTGGTGAACCGAGTCAACTCTGGGAAGATGATCTTTAAAAGTTCCAGTGTCCGCTGTGTGACCAGTGTCCCGGCGACAGTGCCAAGATTACTGTCAGTTACGTCCGCCGCCTTAATGGCGTCGTCCGCGACTTGCAGTCTCATGTTGACCAGTCGATTGCGTTGGTTCCGGTTTTTCTCCGTCTCGGCAAACTCAGCGGCGTAGATCGCCGCAAACTCCAAGCCGAGTTGCGCTTTGACCTCTCGGTTTCCAGTCGCGGCTGACTGCCTTAAGACTTGCGACATCTTGGCAAACACACTGGTCGGATCTTCGGCTGAGATACTGATCTCGTTTCGGAACGTTCCGCCAGCGCCGTCGATGATGCGGCCCCCGGCCTTGGCTCCGATTGTCGCGTTGATGACATTCTTAATGAAGTCAGGGTCAGCAGTCGCTTCGTTCTCCCATTTTTCCTGCGTTCGGAAATCCTTGGGGTGAATCTTCCCATCCATCACCGCTTGTTTAATTGCGGCTTTGGCTGCTACGCGATTGCGCTTCGTGATTTCTTCGCGCTGCTTTTTGTTTTCAGCGCGCAGTTCCGCAGCTTCCAGCTCAAACTGGTTGGCGCGAAACGTCGCCTCAACCCGCTCGAGCTTGTCTTTTTTCGACTCGTCTTGGTCGTCCTCTGCAACGATAGCCTTCAGTTTATCGACTTCCGCTGCCAGCTCCGTGTTCTTCGCCCGAAGCGCCGCGATTTCATTATGTTCGTCCTCCATTTTTTTTCCTTTTTTGGTTGTTTTATCGCTGGACGCTCCGCCAGCAGGTTCGGCGTCAGTGCCGTTTTTTGCCCATAAGGGCAAAGAGCTAAAGGCCGGATCGTTGACTAATCCGCCCATGTTGGGAGAAGCGCGGTCGCAGCAGACAACGACCGAAGGGTCTTTGCTTTTGTCGTCCACGTGGAACACGGGCGAAAAAGCTCTGTAATCCTTGCCTTCGACAGCCTTTTTACCGCTGCTGGACCACGTGCCTTTCGCTACTACGCCTTCTCCTGTGCGCCATGCGAATTGTTCCGGCCAGAAAGAGGCGGGACCATCCTCATGATTAAAATCCAGATAAGGCCTTTTGCCTTTTGATAAGATCTGCCCCCGTTGCTGTTCGAGCGTGATCGCAGTGTGCGAATCGACCTTTACCTTGATTGGTCTGCCGATTCCTCCGTGGATCGGCGTGATGGCGTGCAAGCCTGTCGGCAAAAACAGGATCTCGTTGCTGATGGTGGCCGGAATGTCGATGCGCGCACGGCACTCGATGGCTCCGTCCCTTGCTTCGGCTGGCTCGTTTTTGTCCTCGCTGTCGCCCTCTGAATCGCCAGCGATCTCGATCCCGAATTTCTTGCAAGCGGACTTGATTTTGGCCTTAACTTTCGCCAGATCAGCGCTTGAATATGCCGAGGCGTTGCTCGCCTTGTTGATGTAACTCCACGCAGCGCGTGCGTGCTCCTCAGTATCAATCGGATAACGGTGCTGACCGTCCGACTGATAGCCGGGATCAGCATACTCGACGTTGCCGTATGGTTTCTTTGAATCTTCTGCCATGGTTTACCTCCTAGGCTATTGAGCCGGGGTGATGCCCGTGCATCACCATGTTCCAATATTGGTAATCAGTAAGAACCGCTGTCACCGTGCTGGACATTGGACGCACTGAAGTCGCCCCTCCCGGCGGCGGACATGGAATGCCGTGCTGGCTAGTTGCCGCCGCTGCCGCCGCGCTCTCCGGCGCAGTTTCTTCGCTCGGCTCCTGCTGCGGTGCTGCGTGATGCGCTGAGTGATGTTCAGCGTTTTTATGTTTGGCGTTGCTCATTTTTCTTCGTCCGGTTCCGGCGGTTCCGGCGCTGGCTGTGGCGCTGGTTTTGGTTGCGGATGCGGTTGCTGTTCGTCAGTTGTTTCGGTTGTCAGTGTCATTTTTTCTGCTCCTTGGTTGTTAGTTTGCTGCTAAGTTTGCGTAGCTCGCGGCCAAACGATTCCATGTCGCGGACCTCGATCTTGGCTTCTACCTGCCTTGGGTTTTGCGCTTGGTCGGGGGTCTGCCCGATTGGGCGAGTCCCCGGCGGACCAGCGGCAGGTTTTCCCCCTCCCCCGGCTCCCGGCGTGTCAGGATGAGACACTGGCTCATTTCCAATAGGCTCCGGGATATTGTATTTCTGCCGGATGTGGCTGATCGGAATCGTCGTTCCGATGTTGCAAAGGATCTGGTCGCGCTCCGAATCTTGGAACGTGCCTTCGGTTTCCTGCAAGAATCGGCATGACGGCGGCTCGCTCGCGTCGCCGTAGTTCTGCCGAAGAATCGACGGAATAAGCTGGCGGTTAATGACCTCGGAAACGAAGGCGCAAGCGGCGTCCAATCGGTCCTGTTTTAACTGCGCTTCAACGGTTCCAAAGGCTTGACCGCCCCGGCCCGAAGCAATGGTCTGGCCTGTTAAAGTCTGGCCCAAAATAAGAACGCGCGCGTAGCTGTCGGCGCGGTCCAGCATTTCGCCCTGTGGCGTTCGTCCAGCCGAATGCGACGGCTCTTTGAGTTCAAGCGTAGTGCCTTCTGGGAATGCCGCCCAGCCAGCGTTGCCCATGTTAGCGAGCATGTCGCAGATGGCGGCCACGGTCTGATCCGGCGTCGAGGGATGGTAGGTTGCCCAGCGAAACGGGAGCCCGAAGATCTGCGCCAGATTAAGGAGCCAGTCGCTTGAGAAATTGGCCGCGCACCACCACCACGCCAGCGGACGAAGCATCGCACCGCTGATTGGCGAGCCGCTTACGCCTTTGTGCTGCGCTATTAGGAACTTGTCAGGCGGAAAGGGGGCGAGCGCTGGCTTAGATTTACTCGGGGCTTCGGTTGTGCCGTATCCGGTAGGGTAGGGGACGTTCTTCTGGTAGAGGTTCAACCCCATTTGCCCGTTGCCAGCAAAGCCGTAGTTGGAGGGATGCACCCACGCCGTCGATATGACGCGGCGGGTCAGTCCCTGCTCCGGCAGTTCGGAGGTGTCCCACAAAATTTCTAGGACAGCGGTCCCCTTGAACCATGCGTCCATGATGTCTTTCACTGTCCCGTTGATCCCGTTGTCGCCAAAGGTGGGATCCGGGTCCATGTTATGAATGACGCTTGTGACCAGCTTCTCGCGATCAATCGCGCTTTTTGTAGGCTTCTGATCCTCTACCGTGTAAGGATCAAAAACGATGTTCCGGCGGGTGACGCCGTAAATCAGTTCCTCTTGGCAGGAACGAAGGACAGGCCAAGTGTCCAACATCATTCTGAACAGCTCATATTGCGTCGTGTGATCGCCCGCCAGCGCGCCGCCGAGGATCGTCTCGATGAAGCGCGGGGTGTATGCGGCGAGTCCCGGCGCGAGCCACAAGTAAGTCGGTCGCGGCTGCACGATGCGCCCCGTGCTGAGCGGTATGTTCATCGTGGAACGGCCGTCAACACGGTTCTGGCCGTTCTTGCGAACCTTGGTGTAGCGACCAGCTGAATCTCGTTTTCGCGTTTTCATGACACCAGCCTCATCGGCCTGAATTGCTCTGGGAAACGGGACGAAAGCCCTTTGCCAAAATGGATCACCTTGGGATCTCGGATAATGCCCGAAGCGCTCTGGCTCGCCGCGCGCACCGCCAGAGCCAGCGCCGTGCAACGATCACTGTGACCTTCTTTGCTTCTCGGAGCCCAGTAGTTGTATTCGCCGCCAGTGACGACTTGTTGCACGGCGTGGAGATCCTCGCGGACCACGCGAGAAATCGGGATGCGGATCTTGCAGGGAGTTTCAAACTGCCTTCGCAACGACGGGAAAAGCGACCGCTTGGATTTTGGAGTAAACTTGAACAGTTCAAGCCGCCCGAACTGGTGCGCTTCTGGATTCCACTGGCCCACCCCAAAGTCCTTGACTGCGACATCGCCAAACCCGATTCCCGGCCCGGTGTAATCGTAGCAAGTCCTGATCGAACCTTTTATCCGCGTTTCAAGGATCAAATTCTGGGTTGGGACATCCATTTCACGTAAAACGAGGACTTCCCTTGTCCAGAGGATGTCGCCCACAAGCTCTAGTGTCCAGCAGACCGTGGGATCGTTGCTGCGGCCGAAGTCGATTCCGCAAAAAATTGCACGTCGCGAGTCGAAAAACTCTGGCTCGACAGACTCGGAAGCCTCAACTGATTCGGCTTGTTGGAGCAGAGAATAAGGCAGCAGGACGTTGCTTGTGTCCGTAGGCTGGCACTCGTATTCCTGCGCCCACATGTCGCAGTCGTCCAGTCCACGGCGGATCTCCTCGGCGTCGAGCGGCAGTCCCTGCCGGATGGCGTCGTAGATGGTCGTGAGATGTCCGCTGTATCCGTTCTCGGCGCGCTTTTCCCAGAGCCGGAAGAACTTGTTTTCGCGGCCGTTGAAAGTCGAAACAATGCGGATTTTCATCTGCCGCCGGATTTTCTGCGCTTCGCCGTTGCCGTGCAGCGCCTGAACTTTTTGCATGAAAGTTCCGGCAAGCGGATTGGTGAGCGACGGGAACATCGCCGCCCAGATGGAATCGGGATCTTCGTGGTAAGCGAACTCGTCTAGGATAACGTTGGCGGAATAGCCTCGCGCCGTTGCCGGGTTGGCCGGAATGGCTATGATGCGCGAGCCGTTAGCGAAAACGATCTCGGCAACTTTAAGCAGCGCTTCGCCGATCTGCCTGTTTTCCGCGTAGCTTTCGATGGACAGCTTGAACGCAGCGGCCCATTCCTTGCACTTTGTCATCCATTCCAACGATTGCCGCTCGCCAGACGACAGGCAGACCCACTTAGTTCCGGGGTCGGTTAAGGCATCGCACGCAGCCTCGCAAGCAGTCTGAAACGACTTGCCTGTCTGTCTGGCTTGCACTCCAATCTTGAAGCGCGACTTATCGCTGATCCACTTGGACTGAAACGGTAAAAGCAGATCAAGGGGGGAGAGCGGGAAGTCTCGATTCTTGAGGAATTTCTTGTTCGTATATTTCTGGTTTGGACTCGCCATTTTGCTTGAAAATTATGCGGCAGCGCTTTGCCACTTCGTCCGAGGAAAGCGTGGATTCGACGCTTAGAACCGCTTCCAGCTTCCTCTGCTTGCGCTCAAGCAGCTTTAGTTTCCTCAACTGGATGGCTACCTCTTGGCTGCGTAGGCGCAGTTCCTGCCATCGGCAGACAAGTTCCAGATAGATTTTTAGATCCTTGGCCGTCGTATCAGGGCTGAGTGCGGCTTGCATGGCCTTGGCTTCCAAGGCGTCCACGGTCGCAGCGGTAAATTCCGCCGGGGAGCGGGTTGATTCAGTAATATAGCCAGCGGCTACATTGACCGCGCGAGCTCGGATCGCGGCCAGATGTTCGACCACATGGTTTTTATAGAACTGCCCGATTGCGCTGATGTTGGTCCTGATCGCATAATGCTTTTCCAGCCTGTCCTTGACCTCGGCGTACGAGAGAGATGGCGTCAAAAGCCAGCGACAAAGCTGCTCATGATGCTCGTAGGGAAGATAATCCAGCTTGGCGTCTGGACGCGCCCTAACACGTTTGCCATGCCTCGGTCTTGCCACTCAAGATCGACAGTGCCTACAACAAATAGAAAAACGCAAATCGTCTATAGCTTCGATAGCATCTATAGCACTAAATTTCATGGAACCGTTGCTATTGCCTCTGGGTGCGGCTCAAATCCTCCTGATGGACGAGCCGCCTCAGATCACGGTCACTCTCAACCCTAACGGCAGCGTGTCGATCAGCGGGCCGATCAACAACAAGATTCTCTGTTACGGACTTTTGGAAGCAGGACGCAAGGCGCTGGACGACTACGTTCCGCAAGCCGCGCCGGAGATCGTTATCCCCTATCCGCGCTCCAACGGACGCTTAAATGGCTGACTCGGCAATATCGGCGCTCCCTGCGGCGTCCGCCGTTAATCTGGCGGACCTAATAGTGCTGGTTCAAGCCGGAACGACCAAGCAAGCTACCCCGCAGCTTTTGTTTGCGCGAGTGCAATGGAGAGTAAAAAGCGACGGCTCATTTCAAATTTTCAACCCAGACCAGAGCAAATTCCACACGCTGACTGTGCGTGGAAGCGCTGGCGCGGAATACCTGACTATTGGGGCTGGTGAAACCTAAATTAACAGTTTTGTTACTTTTGATGGCTAATCTGGCTTTCGGCCAGACGAGCACAGTCACAGTCAATACGACGACCAAGGTGACTCAACCTCCGGTTGGAGTCCTAACACTGGACGGCACGGCTCCTTTTATTATCACTCGCGGAGCTGGCTCTCCCAACTCGGTCGTCACAGCCACGGCTGGCAGCATGTATCTGGACACAACCGGGGCGCTATGGTTCAAGCAGACCGGAGCCGGGAACACTGGATGGACGCAGGTGGGTATTGGCACTGGCAACGTGAGCAATTCTGGAACACCGACTACTGGGCAACTGGCAACGTGGGTGGACGCCACGCACGTTCAAGGCGTGACCGCGCTTCCAGCCGCGAACTTCCCGGCGCTTACAGGCGACGTGACCACCACCGCAGGATCTGTGGCAACTACGCTGGCTCCCAGTGGGGTCACGGCCAACAGTTATACCAACACAAATCTGACCGTTGACGCTAAAGGCAGGATCACGGCGGCAAGCAACGGGACAGGCGGGGGCGGCACACCGGGTGGGAGCAACAAATACGTCCAGTTTAATGATTCCGGCGCGTTTGGCGGGGACGCTAATTTTCTTTGGGACAAGACTAATCATATTCTTGGCATAGGCGTTGGCGCAGCATCACTTCAAGCCCTTCAATTCGGCACAAGTGGCACTGGGTTCTGGTCGCCGAGCGGCAATAGCATTAGTTTCCAAGGATGGAACACCACTGAGTTTACATCCACTCTGAATGATTCATTCAAAGTTGCCGATAACATGAACCTCGGATTTAGTGACGTAGCTGTCAGGCGCAACGCCTCCGGTGTGATGGAAGTTAACAACGGCACGGCGGGAAGCTACCGCGACCTGATCGTGCGCAATATGACCGTTAACGGCACTTGCACAGGTTGCGGCGGCGCGGGCGGGGGCAACGTGAGCAACTCAGGCACTCCCACGTCTGGGCAAACGGCCCAATGGGTCACTGCCACAACCATTGCGGGGGTCAATAACACGGGGAGCGGGAATTACGTTCTGGCAACGCAGCCCACGGTCACAGGGGAGAGCCTCGCGGCAGGAAGCACCACTGTCGCCCCGCTCACTATTGCAACTGGCGGCTCGCTTCTTACGACTGCGGCCCAAGGCGCGGTGGAAGCGGACAACACCGTTGCCTATTACACGCATGCTGCCAGCGAGCGCGGAGCGTTGCAAAGCTTCCAGTTCATTCAGCAGACCAGCGCATTTACCCTTTTAACCCAGACTGCCGCGCAACCGATTTTTAATGTGGCTGGCGCAACCAACGGTCAGGTCACGCTCGCGGCTCATACCACCTACGAGTTCGATGCGCTGGTGAATATCAGCGGGATGAGTTCAACTGCTGGCACAGCCAGTTTCGGGTTTGGCACGGGCGGCGGCATTGCTGTTACCGAGATCAACTGGATGACGATAGGCACAAAGCAGGCGTTGAACGCCGCTCAATCCTCTAGCAGCGTCACTTTTTCCAATGCCGTAACCCCGATTATCATTACTGGGTCAACGGCAAATCCAAATTGCTTTTTCAAGCTCTTGGGAAAAATACGGGTGGGCGCAACTGGCGGCACGCTGCAACCGCAATTTGGGTGCAGCATAACCACGGGTGCGGCAATGACAACCAACGCAGGTTCGTATTTTAGGATCTGGCCGATGGGAAGCGACACAGTCAACACCGTAGGAAACTGGAACTAAATCTATGGCAACAATCAATGCAGCAAGCGTAGAATATAACGACGTTAAGGCAGCGGTGGAACAGGCAGTGGAAGGCGACACGGTTATCCTTCCTGCTGGCGAAGCAAGCTGGCCGGAGAAGCTGGAAATAACCAAAGGCATCACAATTCAGGGGCAAACGACAGTGGAAAACGCTGGCACGCCGGACGCAATAGCCCAAGACCTGACAGTGATTAGAGATGAAAGCCCGCGTAACCAAAAGACCTCCGGCGTTTTCAAGTTCACGCTCTCACCGGAGCAAGCGTGTCGCCTGACCGGGATAACAATCAAAGCCGGAACGGCGACCGTGCTTAACAATAACGGGGTGGTATTTTTCCAATCGTCCGGCGACGCGGCCAACTTTAAAATGCGCGTTGACCATTGCCACGTTCAGAATGTGCGTGACCGGATGATTCACGCTGGCGGCTGGTGCTTTGGAGTGGCCGACCACAACCTGTTGGAAGCAAATGCCAGTTCGCAATCCTGTTATTGCTCCCACGGTGGTATAGGCGGTTCAACCAGTGGCCGCAGCGACGAAGCGTGGACTGAACCGCCCATGTTTGGGAGCGGGAACTTCTTTTTCTTTGAAACCAACACCATCTTGAACACGGCCAAGGGCGGGGCAATGGACGCCGAGGCGAGTGGCCGTTATGTGGCGCGCCACAATTATTTTAAGGATTGTCAGCCCAACTCTCACGGCACTGAGGGGAGCCGCAATCGCGGGACTCGAGCGGCAATGGTTTACGGTAACTGGCTTGATTCACCTGTGAAAGCGCCCAGCACCATGAATCGGGGCGGCAGTTGGATTTACCATGACAACCGTTACACAGGCTTAAAAAACCCCGGTGGTCCGTATCACTCCAACATGGTTTCGTTCCGGCAATTCGGCGCAACCAGCCAGAGTGGTGGCGCGTGGGGATCAAGCGATGGCACAAGCCCCTACGACGACAACGATCCGCATGGCAAATACTTTGAGGGCACTGCGACCAAGTCTGAGCCGGAAGGAACCTTGACCGATAATACCGCGAACTGGACACCGGATCAGTGGATGGGTTTCTCGGTGCATCACCCGCGCATCAACAAGGGCGCAAACATCCTGAGTAACACAGCGACCAAGATCACCTATCGCAAATACGGAACAAACGACAGAGGGCCACTGGTCATCTTTAATGAGGGCGATCTGTATCAGATTTACAGGGTGTTTCAAACACTGGATCAACCGGGTCGCGGCAAGGGCGATCTTCTCACTGGCGATCCGGCAACTCCGAAAGCTTGGTCCAACCAGCAGACCGAACCGTGCATCAGTTGGAACAACGTCTATGCCGATGCCAATAGCGAAACTGCGTGGGGATTTTTCGCTGACTCGCCAACAATCGAGGATGGGCGCGATTACTACAATCTTGGGCCGGGTTTTGATGCATTCCCTGCTCAGGTTGTACGCGCCTATCCTGCCAGCGTAAATGGATTGGATTACACGCAGGACTACGCTTACCCGCATCCGCTGGTGAGCGGCGAGGAACCGCCGATCATCCCGCCCGAACCGGAACCGCAACCTTTGACGGTCAAAATCACGGTGGAAGCGCCGCCGGAAGTCAAAATCGAGATCACACAGATAGAAAGCTAACCTCCATGAAAAAAACTGAAGCAATACTGATAGCCGCAGTCATATCAATC